AAATGAGTGAAGCATCACAGCCTGCTGCTTGTCCTTCTTCTCATTTAGTTTTTCCCAAGCTTCTATGTAGTCCATTTAATCACTCCGTAAAATTAGGCCTTTGGGTCTTTAGAAACATACTTAGCCGCTGTTTCAGGGCCGAATACATCAGGATTGTATCTTCGTGCATTTACCCAGCCAAATTTCCAAAAATCTTCGGTTCTGTCTCTTGTAAATCCGTCATCATTCATAAACATATGTACATGAATGTTTACAAGGCCTGCATATTTTCCTGTTTTATATGTTTTTTCTTCAAGAATAGCTACTACTCTTAATTCAGGTAATTTATGCTTTTGTCTGTAATAACGGATTCGGCGGATATAGTTATATACATCACGATATGCCTTATCTGAAGTTTGCGGAGCGTTTTTCGGTGAATATGTTGCATGCAAATATATGTAACCTGTATCAAAATTAGCATTAACAAGCCTAACAAGCTTCTTTGTAGCTGTTTTTTGATTATATAAAGCCTGCTGCTTGTCCTTCTTCTCATTTAGTTTTTCCCAAGCTTCTATGTAATTCATTTCATCACTCCACAAAATCAGGTCTTTGGGTTGATAGTTTGCTGAGTTCAATATTTACATCCGATTTAAAACTGTTTTTATAAAATGCGACATAAAGACATAAGGTGTCATATTCTCTTGCACACTTTTCCTCTCTGTCGCAATCTCTTGCCAAAGCAATTTTGTCACCGAATTCAGGTGTGTTATACGCAAATACCGCAATATCTGCTGTGCTTAGCCTTTTAAGCGATTCGCCTAAATACCATAACGGTTTAGCGTTTGCCGGAGCACCTTTTATAAAACTGTCGATAATTTCAATATCATTTCCGTACTTTTCTTTAAGTGCTTCTTTAATCTTTCCTCTTATGATTTCAATTTCAAAATTTGAATAGCCTTTCATAGGCTGACTTATAAATATTTTCATTGTTTACTCCTGTTCGTCTTTCTTATGTTTTAATACTTTGCCTTGGTTTACTGAAATAATCACTTGTTCTTGATAGCTTTTTTCAAGTGCTTTTGCTACCGTCTTAAAATATGTAACTGTTTGTAAAGCAAGATTTGAATAATCTAAAACGATAACAGCCTTAACAAACATACCTACTTTTATTACGAGATACGAAACATCTTCGCTTGTTTTTCTTTCATACAGCTCGTATTCATCATTCTTAAACGGTTCAAAATAAATCGACGGCACAAAAACAGCACCTTTTGCCGTAAATATCGGTACGCATTCGTTCTTTCCGTCAAAGTCTGACACCCTTATTTCCGGCAAGCTTACATACGATTCGTTGTCTGCAATATCGGATATATCAAATTCAAACGGAAAATCTTTCTTATCGAAAATTGTATTTTCCACCTCTAAAGGTTTTAGCCCGGCAAAAGAGGTCAAGTATTCAGGTGTACAAATTGTACCGTCAGGCACTACAAACATTGCGTTACCGGTACCGAGAAAATATATCTTTTCTGAATACTTAAAGATTAAAAACTTCCTACTTTTTTTGCATAATTCTGTTACTTTTTCAAATTTCATTTCTCTACCTCGCTTTCTAATTGCTTTGCCGTTTCAACATCAATCGGTTTTGCATTCCAACAAAACCAATTATTTGCTGTGTTTCGGTTAAGCATATAACATCTCTCATTTTCACGATTGTAAGACTTGCAATCTATGCAATAACAATCGGCAAGCGGTGGCTTATCAAATCTATGTTTAATTCTGTAATAGTTTTTTAACTCATCAATTTTTTGTTGAATAAAACTCAATATTACGATTAAAGTAAATCCAACTATTACAATCAAAAATAATATTCCAATAATAGCAAAAAAATTAGTAAACTCCTTATTCATTTTTCACCTCTGTGTTGCAATCTTCAATAAATATGTATTTGCCGTCTTTGGTTTTATAAGGTGTAACGCTCGTTTTCATTTTAACAATTCCGTTAAATTTCATATAATCACAGAATATTGTGTCAAAACAGTAAGAACATTTTTTACAATCTCCTACTTTGTCACAATATTCTTTTACCGTCATAGCCCTAAACTTACGCTTTTTCTTTGGCTTTTCAAGTTCTGCAACTCGCTGTTTTAATTTGCTGTTCTCTTGCTTTAATTCCGTTATTTTATCTATTGCTTTAATAGATAAATCACATACCTTGTCGACAAGGTTATATATACGCTCTCTATCTGTCATTTCTACTCCCTCAACTCATATTTTCCTTGTAATCTTGTATTGCTTTTTCAATACAATTTCTAACACTTTGTTTTGATAACAAACATTCCCTTGAAAAGAAATTAACACCATTTTTGTCAACCCATTCGCCAACTAAAAACAAACTTGCATTTGCCATTAAAACAGGCGTATTGTGTTCGTATATTTTGATATGAATTTCATAGCAAGCACTCGTGCCGACTACAAAGCGATACAATCCTCTTGTAATTTCTTTCCAATTATTAAGGTCTTTCATTTGTTTTAATTCAATATCTTTAATCTTGTTCATTCTTTCAACTCCTATTTAATGCTTCAAGACAATTTGAAACGCAAAAATTATCTTTTATAAACTGTCCCTTAGTATTCGGTATTTTGTACTGTCCTGATAACCGACAATAATAAACAAATTTATTTTGCATATTTTTCTCTCTCATTAGGCATTGACAATTTGTACAATAGAAACCACTCGGAACATTGATTTCTTTTCTATATAGAATTTTCATTGTTTAACTCCTTTAGCTTGCGTTCAACAAAACTTTTTGTCGAAACACTCATTATGTAGCCTTGATTACTTGCATAATACTTACGCCGGTTGCTTTCACCGATAAATTCAAACTTTTCAATA